GCTGCACTGGTGGCAGCGACTCAGGATCCTGCCAAGCGTGCTGAGCTGGTCCGCCTCAACAACGAGCATCGCCAGGCACTGGAGGCTATGCGCCTCGAGGCTGAGAAGGCCGCTGCCGCCGAGCAGACGGCTCGACTGACCGAGACACAGCGCACCATGCGTGCCGAACTGGAGCACGAGGGCTGGTTTAAGAGCGGGTGGCGCCCTGCCCTCGGCTGGGTGTTCGCCTTCTCCCTGGGCACCCTGTCTGCCGTGATGGCCTACACCATTGCGATCGACCCGGCGGTCGTGGGTGATCCTGAGTTCACCGGCATGCTGATCTGGCTGTTCGTGACCATGGGTGCCGCCCTGGGCATCAACGTCCGCCAGCGCACCGTAGACAAGGCGCTCGAGCGTGGGCAGCAGCCCCGCACGTTCATGGACGCGATCAAGACGCGATAGGCCCTACAGGAGGCATCATGGATATCCAGGAGGCACAGAAGACGATTGCCGCAACGCTCAAGCAGCTTGAGATCGATAGCGATGTCGTAGTGCGGGGCATTAGTCTGCACACCATTGAAGTCACCGCGTTCGGCGACGATAAGCGGCGGTTTCAGCAATCGGTAGTTATTGAGACTGAGCGATTGCCCGGGAACAACTGGGAAACATAAGCCGCCGCAACTGAACACCCTGCAGCACCCGGAGGTGGTCCCCACCTACCAAGGGCGGACGCTGTGAAGCGCTGCACTCCGTACCAGCCGTCTGAGAAAGCTCAGGCGGTCCCTATTCGATGAGGTCAGCATGGCATGTTCAGGCTGTGCCGCTCGACGTGAGCGCATCAAGAAGTGGAGGGCCATCGCCCATGAGCGAGCCAAGCGACTCTTTGCTCCGCGAGATACTGCTGGAGCAGAAGCGAACCAACGAGCTACTGGCCCTGCTGATCCAAGCCCTGGCCGACGAGGCTGACCCAGACGATCCCCCTACCACCTACCTGGACGGCACGCCTGCGAGGTGACTGATGGGAAGACTTAAGAGCGTGCAATCTCGCGTCGAAGTTTCGAAGGAGTCCCGGCTGCAGTCGTCAGTCAGTGCCGACACCTGGCGTCAAGGCAAGACCAGCACTCAGCGAGGGTATGGCTACAAGTGGCAGAAGGCTCGCCGCCGCTTCCTTGATGCGAACCCGCTTTGTGTCGCATGCCAAGCGAACGGCAGGCCGACACTTGCCACCGACGTCGACCACAGCATCCCCCATCGCGGAGACCAGTCGCTGTTCTGGGACGAGTCGAATTGGCAGGCTCTCTGCCACTCATGCCACTCCGAGAAGACTGGGCGCGGCGAGTAGTGACAGGGGGGGGGTAGGCGCTCAATCGAGATCGATCGGTGCTCTAGACCGCCGCCGAACCCATTTAGAGATTATTTCCAGTTAACAGGAGCCGTTAACCATGCCGTTAACAGACCGGAAGCGCCGGTACGCCGAAGCGCGGCTGTCTGGCGTGGCCAAGAAAGCGGCAGCCATTCAAGCGGGGTGCCCAGAGAAGACCGCCCAGCAGGCAGCGTCCAGATATGAGAAAGACCCCGACGTCATGGCCGCCATGGGACGAATCGCCCGCTCGGAGGCAGAGAAGCCGAGCGCCAAGAGCCATGCACCGAAGGACATACCTGAGCCCTACATCCCCGGACAGTACGATGACCCCATTGAGTTCATGAAGGCTGTCACAAACGACCTCGAAGCTGATCCAAAGCTTCGTCTGGATGCAGCCAAGGCCTGGGCCAGCTTTACCAAAGGCAAGCCGGGTCAGGGCGGAAAGAAAGATGAGGTGGCAAGCGCGTCGAAGCGCGCTTCCCAGGGGAAGTTCCGAGCTGCCGCTGCCCCTCCATTGAAAGCGGTCAAGTAGCATGGAATGGACAACGGCTTGTCCCGATTGGGCAGATCGGCTTAAGGCGGGGCAGTCGATCATTCCGCCCCCCATCTTCCGTGAGCAGGCTGACCAAGCGCTCGACATCTTCAAAGAGCTCAAAATTATTGATGCTCCAGGGAGTCCGACATTCGGCGAGGCTGCTGCCGATTGGGTTTTCGACTTGGTGGCCTCGATCTTTGGTGCCTACGACCCTGACACAGGAAGGCGGCTGATCACCGAATGGTTTGTGCTGATTCCGAAGAAGAACAGCAAATCCACTCTGGCAGCCGGGATCATGATGACGGCGCTGATCCTGAACTGGCGCCAGTCCGCCGAGTTCAACATCCTGGCTCCTACTGTGGAGGTGGCCAACAACGCATTTTCTCCGGCGCGAGATATGTGCTCCGAGCGCCACGACGAAGAGCTTGGCGCGCTGATGCACGTCCAGTCGCACGTCAAGACGATCACTCATCGCGAGAGCGCGGCCACCCTCAAGGTAGTTGCAGCCGATAGCAACACAGTCGGCGGTAAAAAATCGGTAGGCACCCTCATCGATGAGCTGTGGCTGTTCGGCAAGCAGCACGATGCGGAGAACATGCTCCGTGAGGCAGTTGGCGGGCTAGCTTCGCGCCCCGAAGGCTTCATCCTTTACCTGACGACTCAGAGTGACGCCCCGCCCGCTGGCGTGTTTCGCCAAAAACTCCAGTATGCGCGACAAGTGCGAGATGGCCTGATCGAAGACAAGCGCTTCGTGCCAATCATCTACGAGTTCCCCGAGGACATTCTCAAGGTGGACGGCCACCTTGAGGCCCAGAACTTCCCGATGGTCAATCCCAATATCGGGCGCTCAGTGGATGAGGAGTTTCTTGTACGAGAGCTTTCGAAGGCTCAATCCTCTGGAGAGGAGTCGCTGCGAGGCTTCCTTGCCAAGCACCTGAACGTCGAGATCGGACTAGCGCTGCGCAATGACCGATGGCCAGGCGCTGATTTCTGGGAGGCGCAGGCCGACAGGCGCGTGACGCTGGATTACCTGCTGGAGAATGCCGAGGTGGTGGATATCGGCATTGATGGCGGTGGCCTCGATGACCTGCTTGGCCTGGCTGTGATTGGCCGAATGCCTGAAACCCATGACTGGGTGTGCTGGACGCACGCATGGGCCCACCCAAGCGTGTTGGAGCGCCGCAAAGAAGTGGCGCCGGCAATTCAGGACTTCGCTCGTGATGGTGATCTAACGCTAGCAAAGCGAATCGGCACCGACGTGGATGATGTTGCCGATATCTGCGAGCGGGTCTACGCGTCCGGCCTTTTGGACAAGATTGGCGTCGATCCCGTCGGTATAGGGGCGATCCTCGACGCTCTAGAGGAGCGCGGCATCCCGAACGAGATCATCACCGGGGTGAGCCAAGGGTGGCGCCTGGGTGGCGCCATTAAGACTGCCGAGAGGCGCCTTGCAGAAGGGACGTTTCACCATGGAGGGCAGCCTCTTATGGCCTGGTGCGTGGGGAATGCGAGGGTCGAGCCTAGGGCCAATTCAATTCTTATCACGAAGCAAGCGAGCGGCTCGGCAAAAATCGACCCTCTTATGGGTGTGTTTAACGCCGTGACGCTGATGTCCCTTAACCCAGCCGCAGCCAGCGGGAATATCAAAATGTTCGTTCTAGGGTGATGCCGATGAAGGCCTACAGCCTCCTTACAGTGAAGTCTGTTGACGACGAGAAGCGGGTCATCAAGGGCATGGCGACTACGCCCACTCCCGATCGCGTGGGCGATGTGGTGGAGCCAGAAGGCGTTGTGTATCGCGGCCCGATCAACCTCCACCTCTACCATGACCATCAGCTGCCGGTGGGCAACGTCGAATTCGGTAAGGCCACCAAGACGGGCATCCCGTTCACGGCGACCCTGCCCAACGTAGCCGAAGAAGGCGCCGTGAAGGCGCGAGTCGACGAAGCCTGGCATTCGGTCAAGTACAAGCTGCTCGGAGCCACCAGCATCGGCTTCCGAGCGCTGGAGGATGGGGTCGAGCTATTGAAGTCCGGCGGGCTGCGTTTCACCAAGTGGGAAATGCTCGAGCTCTCCCTTGTGTCGGTTCCGGCCAACCCAGACGCAATGATCCAGTCGTTCAAGTCTGCCGATGCTAGCCAAATCCGCGATTCGCTGGGTGTCGCCCAGACCGATGACGGCGAGCGACGGCAGATCATCTCGAATATCACAAAGGGCGCGATCCCGCTCAGCAAACCTGATCGGAAGTCGCTGCACCCTGGTGCCGTTTTTCTCAAGTGACGTGGCCGGGGCGTGAAGCCCGGCGCAGATAGGTTAGCCGCTCTGGTTTGCCCCTGAGCCGCCAAGCCTGCACACCAATTCTTAAGGACATTCCGATGACCATTGCAGAACAGATCGCGGCGCTTGAAGCGTCCCGCTCCGAAAAAGCCACTCGCATGGCCGAAGTCACCCAGAAGTCCATGGACGCAAGCCGCACCATGGACGACGCCGAAGCCGAGGAGTTCGACACCCTCGAGACTGAGGTGAAGCGCATCGATGACGACCTTGCTCGTCTGCGCAAGCTGGAGGCCATGCAGGCCACCAACGCCAAGGCTGTCGAGCCGGCGGCTAAGGCCAAGTCCGAAGCCCCGGCAGTGGCCGCTCCGCACATCCAGATGAAGAAGCCCGAAGACCTGGACCAGGGTATCGCGTTCGCGCGGCTGGCCAAGGTCAAGGCGCTTTCCAAGCTGGACGGTGAAAGCCCGCGCCACGTCGCCAAGCAGCTCTATGGCGAGGACTCCTCCGTCTTCCGGATCGTGAGCAAGGCAGCTGTGCCGGCGGGCACCACCCAAGACGGCAACTGGGCCGCCAGCCTGGTGGGTGACGAATCGTCTGCGTTCGCTGACTTCGTCGAATTCCTGCGTCCGCAAACCATTCTTGGCCGCTTCGGTCAGAACGGCATTCCCAGCCTGCGCCGCGTGCCCTTCCGCGTTCCGCTAGTGGGACAAACAACCGGTGGCGATGGCTACTGGGTCGGCGAGGGCCAGGCCAAGCCTCTGACTAAGTTCGACTTCGGGCGGAAGCTGCTCGAGCCGCTCAAGGTCGCCAACATCGCCGTCTGCACCGAGGAAGTGCTGCGCGATTCCAGCCCGTCTGCCGAGATGATCGTTCGCGACCAGCTCGCCGCCGCGCTGCGTGAGCGTATGGACATCGACTTCATGGATCCGACCAAGGCTGCGGTTGCTGGCGTGTCCCCGGCGTCGATCACCAATGGCGTCACCGCCATCCCGGCCAGCGGCTCCGGCACCGCCGACGACGTCCGTGCCGATATTCGCGCCCTGTTCAACGCGTTCATCACCGCGAACAACGCGCCGACCACTGGCGTATGGGTCATGCCGGCCACTACAGCCCTGGCGCTGAGCCTGCTGCAGAACCCGCTGGGCCAGGCAGAGTTCCCCGGCCTGAGCATGACTGGCGGAACTCTCTTCGGCCTGCCGGTGATCGTGTCTCAGTACGTGCCGTCCGACTCCTCCGGCGCCAATGTCAGCCTGGTGAACGCCTCTGACATCTACCTGGCAGACGATGGTGGCATCTCCGTCGACATGAGTCGCGAAGCGTCGCTCCAGATGGACAACGCTCCGTCTCACAACAGCGGCACTCCGGCTTCTGCGCAGCTCGTGTCCATGTGGCAGACCAACTCCGTCGCATTCCGCGCCGAACGCACCCTGAACTGGATGCCTCGCCGGTCCTCTGCGGTGGCAGTGCTGAGCGGCGTCAACTGGGGCGCATAACCCTGAAAGAGCCGGGTCTTCGGGCCCGGCTTTCTTGGAGGTGATTCATGGACTACATGACCCGCGCTATGCAGTCCCGAGATCCGAGGTTTGCTCGGATTCTTGGCAAGCTGGGATATGAGCGACGAGACATGGTGGCGAAAGAGCCGGCAGATGTAGAGCCGGAATCCGAAACGCCGCCGAAAGATGACCTTGATGAGCTAAGGGCCATCTATCGAGACATTTCTGGGGCCAGCCCTGATAAGCGATGGGGCCTCGAGACGCTGCGCGCCAAGATCAGCAAAGCTCGAAACGACGACTCTCAATAGTGAGCAATGCGAATGAATATCCTCGGGCTAAATATATCGCGAAAGAAGTCGCTTAATGCGCCCCAGGGTGGCGGCGGGTGGCGTCGCCTCATTCGAGAACCTTTTTCTGGCGCCTGGCAGCGCAACCAGGAGGAGCGGGTGGGCGATGTCATGTGCTACCCCACCCTGTTCGCCTGTATCTCACGAGTCAGCCAGGACGTAGCGAAGCTTCCATTCAAGCTGATGCGAAAAGAAGACGGCATCTGGCAGGAGGTCGAAAACCCGGCCTACTCCCGCGTGCTAAGGAAGCCGAACCACTACCAGACCGCTCAACAGTTCCGCGAAAGCTGGGTGCTGTCTCGCGTCACTCAGGGCAACGCCTACATCCTGAAGCAGCGCGACGAGCGAGGGGTGGTGAGCAACCTGTATGTGCTCGACCCGTGGCGAGTTCAACCGTTGGTGTCCGATAGCGGCGACGTATTCTACGAACTGTTCAGCGCCGGATGGGAGAATCTACCGCCGCTGCCCAACGCATATGCTGGCGATTCTGGAAATGTCATCGTCCCGGCCAGAGAGGTCATCCACGACCGGGCCAACACGTTCCACCACCCGTTGATCGGCATCCCACCGCTATGCGCTGCCCACTGGCCCTCCGTCAAGAACATGAAGATCCTCAAGAATTCTTCACAGTTCTTCGGTAATGGCGCTCAGCCTGGTGGCATCCTTACGGCGCCGGCTGGCATCAGGGATGCTCAGGCGAAAGAGATCAAGGAATACTGGGACGAGAACTTCAAGGGCGACAACAGCGGCAAGGTTGCCGTGATCGGCGCCGACATGAAGTACCAGTCCTTTTCCATGAAGGCCATCGATAGCCAGATGGTTGAGCAGATGAAGTACAGCGACGAGCAGATCTGCCAAGCATTCGGAATCGCACCGTACAAGATCGGCATCAACAACCCGCCGAACGGCTGGAAAGCCGATGACGTCAACGTCGAGTATTACGGTGACGCTCTGAGTCCGATCATGGAAAGCATGGAGAATCTGCTCGATGAAGGCCTCAGCATCTCACGCCCGCTTGGTATCGAGCTGGACACCAGCCCGCTGTGGCGCATGGATGAAGGCAAGCTCGCCGAAGTCGAAAACACGCTGGTGAGCGGCAAGATCAAGACCCCGGATGAAGCGCGCAGGTCTTTCAACCTTCCGGCGACCGGCGGCGGCGACACGCTATGGGGTCAGCATCAAGATTACCCCCTGGGCTATTTGGCGCAAAGGGACGACCTCAACCAGGCGGCAAGCGCCCCTAGCCCAGAGCCAGATTCGGAAGATCAAGCCCGGGCATTCTTTGGCGCCATTGAAAAACGATTCTCGGAGGCATGATGGACTTTGATCGAATGGCTGACGGCGTATTCAAGGCCGTGCAAGACCATATCTCCAAGGCCCTCGCGCCGATTGCTGACAGGATCAGAGCGCTTGAAGAGCGTCAGCCCGAAAAGGGCGACCCTGGCGAGGCTGGTGCGCCCGGAGAAAAGGGTGACCCGGGCCCCCAGGGCGAGCCTGGCAAAGACGGCAAGGATGCGGACCCTGTCGAGGTCACGCAGGACGACATCATGTCCGCAATCAAGTCAGACCCTTCTTTCATGCGTGAAGTGGTGGCGGAGTATTTCAAGGATAATCCGCCGCCGAAGGGCGACCCCGGCCCGCCAGGCGAGGATGGGCAGCCTGGTGAAAAGGGTGACCCCGGCGAGAAGGGAGAGCCCGGCATCGGCGCTACCGGCGCAATGATCGACAAAGGTGGCGAACTGATTGTCACTATGAGCAACGGCGAGCTGCATCGGTGCGGCGTTGTGGTGGGCAAGGATGGCGCTGATGGTAAGGATGGCGCCGACCTTTCGGGCCTCGAGTTCGACTACGACGGCGAGCGCACCATTTCGGTGAAGGCGAAAAACGGCGAGGTGGCAAAGCGCTACCGCATGCCGATCGTCATCGACAAGGGATACTGGCGAGATGGATGCGTCGCCGAGAAAGGCGATTCGTATACCCACGACGGCAGCCTGTGGATCGCGCTGAAAGACACCTCGGCGCGGCCCGGATCGCAAGCCAAGGAAGACTGGCGGCTTGCTGCACGCAAAGGGCGTGACGGAAAGGCAGGCCGGG